GGTGAGAGTGGCAACGCCGCCGCATCGGGTGAGAGGGGCAACGCCGCCGCATCCGGTGAGAGTGGCAACGCCGCCGCATCCGGTTGGAGGGGCAACGCCGCCGCATCCGGTTGGAGGGGCACGGCTGTCGTAACCGGCTTCGCTGGGAGAGCGACCGCATTGGGCGAACAGTGCCTTGCTGTGGCATGGGGCGAAGATAGCCTTGCAAGAGGCACTGTGGGCAACTGGATTGTCGTTTCTGAGCGTGACGATGATGGCAACATCATTGATGTCAAAATTGCAAAGGTGGACGGCGATACCGTCAAGGCGGACACATGGTACAAACTGGTGAACGGCGAGATCATGGAGGCTTAGTAATGTATTTGTGTGATTATTGTGGGGCGGCGTTCCAGTCGTTGGATTACATCGAGGAAAAATCCGATGAGTGCGGAAACAGCATAATTTATGTCTGCCCAGAGTGCGGAGAGGAGATTATCCCCGGAGAAGCGGATGAATGTCCTGTTTGCCACGGCTGGAAGCCGATGAAGTCTGCTATGTGCCACAAGTGCGAGCTGGAAACAATCGGAAATTTCAAGCTGGCTATACGGAAGTTCTCCGATGTGCAGCTTGATTATATTTCCGAGCTGACGGAGGGTGAGTATCTCTCGGAGTTTTTGCATAAGGGGGGCTTGGGATGATAAACGGCGTCCTCCGGTACATAAAAGCTACAGTGGAAATCCCATTCCCAGAGGGAAAAATGTGCTGTACCCTCTGCCCACTTTTGGAGACGTATTCGCGAAATCAATGCCGCCGCACGGGGGAGTATTTGCTGGACACACGAATCGTCGGGGCATATTGCCCGCTACAAGTTGTTGATGAGGAGAAAACCGAATGATGAATATCTACGAGAAAATCGCTGCAATCATGCAGGATGTCCAGTATTTGGCAAAGGACGATCATGTAGAGTTTGGCAGCACCAAATACAAGGCACTGAGCGAGGAGAAAGTAACCTCCATCATGCGTGCGGAACTGCTGAAACACAAACTGGTTGTATACCCCATCGCACAGACAGCTGTGAGAACTGGGAACATTACCCATGTAGATGTGATTTACCGCATGGTCAACGTGGAAAACCCGGAGGAATACATCGAGATTGCATCCTGCGGAGATGGCGCAGACACACAAGACAAGGGCAGCGGCAAGGCCATGACCTATGCGTTTAAGTATATGTGGCTGCGGACCTTTGCGCTTCCCACCGGCGAGGACCCGGACAAAATTTCCTCCGCCGAGCTGGACGAGAAGGAGCGGAACGCCGCTCCGGTGTGTGAGCGATGTGGAGCTGACATTGTGTCCGTCAAGAAGCGCAACGGCGAAATGTGGACGGTAAAGGACATGGTTAAGTACTCCAAGGGCCGCTACGGAGCGCAGATGTGCGCCGACTGCATGAAGGCCGCGAAGAAGGAGCAGGGCAATGTTGCAGGCTGATGTGACCGCCGCACGGTGGCAGCAGGACAGCGATGGGGCGTGGCTGTGCCTCCGGGTGCAGTCCCCCACCTCTGCAATGACCATCTGTGACGAGATGAAGCCGGACAAGCAGTATGTGGCGCAGATCAAGCGCAAGGGCAGGAGCCTTGACGCAAATGCTTATGCGTGGGTTTTGCTGGATAAACTGGCGGCACACTATGGGATTCCGAGGAATGATGTGTACCGGAAAGAAATCAGGATCATCGGTGGTGTGAGCGATGTCGTGTGCATGGTATCAAAGGCGGCGGACGAGTTCTGCCGCAGATGGGAGGCGAAAGGAACCGGCTGGATGGCGGAACAAGGGCCAAGCAAAATTCCTGGCTGCGTGAACGTGGCGGTTTGGTACGGCTCAAGCACCTACGACACAGAGCAGATGTCACGGCTGATTGACCAGATCGTTTCCGATTGCCGAGAAGCTGGAATCGAGACTATGACACCGCAGAAGTTGGATGCGCTAAAATCCCGCTGGGGCGAAGCTCAGCCGCTGGGAGGTGATAAAGGTGACTGATGAAAGACGGTGTTTTCTGTGCGGCAGAAATGGCGCAAGTGAACCGCTGGAGCGGCACCACATCTTCGGCGGTGCGTACCGAAACAAGAGCGAGAAATACGGCCTTGTGGTGTATCTCTGCGGCGAACGATGCCACAGGAACGGTGGAAACGCTGTACACCGAAACGGGAATCAAATGCGTCTGCTTCGCCGATACGGTCAGTTAAAGGCCATGCAGGAACAGAGATGGACAGAAGATGACTTCCGCCGTGAATTTGGAAAAAGCTATTTGTAAGGAGGAAAACGATGGTAAACAGAATGATTTTGCAGGGGCGGCTTTGCTCTGACCCCGAATTGCGCCGCACCAACAGCGGAACAGCGGTGTGCAGTTTCCGGGTGGCGTGGAGTGAGAAGGTAAAGGACAGAGAAACGAAGCTGTTTCTCCCATGCGTGGCATGGCAGAGCACGGCAGAGATGATTTGCAAGCACTTTTCTAAGGGCAAGGAGATCATCGTGGAGGGCAAACTTTCCAGCCGGGAATACGAGGATAACAGCGGCAACAAGCGCACGGTGGTGGAGCTGACGGCGGACCGGGTACATTTCTGCGGCAGCAAGGACAGCGCACCACAGAAGCCCGCACAGACATTCGAGGAGATTTCCGAGGACGACGGCGATTTTCCGTTCTAATTGGAGGTGACGAGGGATGACATTTGACGCGATTATCTACGATGCCGATAGCATCCGAGACGCACTTTCCGATTCTCTTACTAACAATGTCTTACGAATTGATGATCTTTCGGAGGAGGATGCAGGGCAGTTAGCCAGCATTTTTACGGATCACGGAATCGGTATTTGCCTACTTCCGCGCAAGGAGTAAGTGCATGGCTGATATGACATACATCAAGCTGTTCATCGATTACTTAGATGCGATAGAGCCGCTCGGTGACGCAGAGAGGGGGCGGCTTTTCACTTCCTTGTTGATTTATGCAAGGACGGGCGAAGCCCCGCAGCTCGGCGGGAACGAACGGTTTTTATTCCCGATGATGCGGGCGCAGATAGATCGAGACAACTCCGCAATGGATAGTTTATCCGACGCACGAAGCGAAGCCGGAAGAAAGGGGGCAGAAGCAAAGCAAGCAAATGCCAGATTTGCCAAGCAAAACAAGCAAATGCAAGATTTGCCAAGCAAAACAAGCAAAGACAAAGACAAAGACAAAGACAAAGACAAAGACAAAGACAACAGCGCGTCGCCGTTTGAATTGTTTTGGGCGGCATATCCCCGAAAAGTCGGAAAGCAGGCCGCAAAGAAAGCATTTTCCAAGGTTTCTGTGCCGGTTAAAACGCTTATCGATGCCGTCAACAGTCAGAAAAACAGCGAACAGTGGCGCAGGGATAACGGTCAATACATCCCAAACCCAGCCACATGGCTGAATCAAGGCCGATGGGATGATGTGCTGACGGAGGCCGGAGCGCAACCAACGAAGGAGGAATACCATGTCGGAATATGGCTGTGACATCTGCGGCGGGCTGGGCTACACCGTCCGGCGCACGGAAAGCGGAGAGCTGGTGAGCAGAACCTGCAAATGCGAGATCATCCGCCGAAGCAGGATGCGCATGGAGCGTTCTGGGCTGGCCGGTCTGCTGGACAGTTGCACATTCGGGACATTCCAAACGCGGGAGTATTGGCAACAGGCCGCAAAACAGGCGGCGGAGAAGTATTTGACCGACTGGAAGGGCAAGTGGTTTTTCATCGGCGGCTCTCCCGGCACTGGGAAAACCCACCTGTGTACGGCGATTTGCGCCAAGCTGATGGACGGCGGAATCCCTGTCCGGTATGTGCAATGGCGGGGAGATATTCCGGCAATCAAGGCAAAGGTAAACGATGCGGAAGCATACGCCGAAGCCATGCAGCCGCTGAAAACCGTCCGTGCGCTGTATATCGACGATTTTCTCAAGGGGAGCGTAACGGATGCCGACAAAAACATCGCCTTTGACCTGCTGAATGCCAGGTATATCAAACCGGACGCAATCACGATCATCTCCACGGAGCTGACCATTGACCGCATTTTGAGCTGGGATGAAGCCATCGGCAGCAGAATCAACCAGAGGGCGAGGGATTATATGCTGAACATCGGTAAAAAGCAGAATTGGAGGCTGAAATGAAAGTTTTGGTTGCCTGCGAAGAATCGCAGGAGGTATGCAAAGCGTTCCGCGCATTGGGGCATGAGGCATATTCTTGCGACATTCAGGAGCCGTCCGGCGGACACCCAGAGTGGCATATTCTGGACGATGCCGTGGACGTTGTCAATAGACCTGGGTTTATTACCACAATGGACGGCGCAACGCATATTGTTACTTGGGATTTGCTGATCGCACACCCGCCGTGCACATACCTCAGCAATGCAGGCGCGCGGCACTTGTGGAAAGGGCATCAACTGCAAGCGGACAGGGTAATGCTCGGAATAAAGGCACGTGACTTTTTCATGGAGTTTTATCGTGCCGATATACCGCTTGTGGCGGTTGAGAATCCTGTACCGAGCAAGCTTTTTGTAATGCCGGAATACTCGCAAATTATCCAGCCATATCAATTTGGACATCCGTACACTAAAAGAACGTGCTTATGGTTGAGAAATTTACCACCGTTGGAGCCGACCAATATTGTTGAGCCGACAGCAACATGGTGTCCGAGCGGTAGCTACAGCCATAAGCACGGGAAACAGCATAAAGGTATGTTTACCACGGATAGGGCCAAAAACCGCGCAAAGACCTTCCCCGGCATCGCCAGAGCAATGGCGGAGCAGTGGGGCGGATTGGAGGAATGACATTGCGGAACGAAGCTTTGTTTTCCAGCGATAAGAATTTCTGGGAAACGCCGCAAAAGTTGTTTGACGAACTGGACGCGGAGTTTCATTTCACGCTGGACGCTGCCGCCAGTGACGAAAACCACAAGTGCGCGCGGTATTTCACGCAAAATGATGATGGTTTGCGGCAAAATTGGGAGGGCGAAACGGTGTTTTGTAACCCGCCCTACGGGAACAAGGAAACCGGACTGTGGACGGAAAAATGCTACCGCGAGGGACAGAAGCCGGGGACAACGGTTGTTCTACTGATTCCTGCGCGGACAGACAGAGCCAGCTTTCACGACTATGTTTTGGGCAATGCGGAAATTCGATTCCTGCGAGGTAGGCTGAAATTTGAGCTGGACGGAAAGCCGATGGGAACGGCGCCGTTTCCCAGCATGATTGCCATTTGGCGAGGAGGAATGACATGACCACATTACGCATGATTTCCGGCATTACATACACCCGGAAAAATCTTGAAGCATTGACCGGCATGCCGGACAGAGAGAACCGCCGGATGATACGGGAGCAGAGGCGGCAGGGTGTGCCTATCGTTGCCATGAAAGACGGCGGCTACAAGCTGGCGGAAACGGAGGAAGAAAAGCAAGCCTTACTTTCCATGTACCGCAAGCGGGCATTGGACGAGCTGGGGACATACCGCCGCCTTGCCAGAGCTATGCAGGTGGACGGGCAGATGGAGATGGGAGGTGGAAATGGAACGGTTTAACACTCCGCTGACGAAAGAGGCGGCGAAATCACTGCTGGCTTTGGATTTAGAGGACAAGGTGATTACCAGCTACGAGAAGCTGGACGAGTGGTACACCGCGTGGGGCGGCCAGTGTTATGTGTCATTTTCCGGAGGAAAGGACAGTACGGTGCTTTCATATCTGGCTGCAAGGTATCTATCGTCGTTCCGCACACCTCCGTGGCCGCTGAATCTTGTGTTTGTCAACACAGGCCTTGAGTACCCGGAGATACAGAAGTTTGTCAATGAGTACGCAGATTGGCTGCGGAAGGAGTTCCCTCGCGTGACCGTCAACCTCCACCGCCTGCGTCCGAAGCTCAACATCCGGCAGGTGTTGACAAGGTACGGCTATCCCGTCATCGGCAAAAAGCAGGCGCGTTTTATCCGCGATCTGCAAAACGCGCACGGGCAAAACGATGCAACGGTCAATCTGTATCTGACCGGCTACAACCGGCAGGGCGTGTACTGCTCGACGATGAAACTGGCGGACAAGTGGCATTATCTCAAGGATGCGCCGTTCCATATTAGCGAGCAGTGCTGCGACGTGATGAAAAAAGCACCCGCCAAGCGATACGAAGCTACGAGCGGATGTGTGCCGTTTACCGCGATGATGGCGAGCGAGAGCCAGCAGCGCGAAAAAGAGTGGAAGCGCACGGGCTGCAACGCCTTCGATGGAAAGCGCCCCATGAGCAAGCCTATGAGCTTCTGGACAGATCAGGACGTGCTTGCGTTCCTGAAAGACGAAAACATCCCGTATTGCAGCGTATACGGCGACATCGTGACGAGCGACGGCGAGAATGATTATCCGTCGACGCTCATCGAAAAGCCGCTGCACTGCACTGGCTGCCAGAGAACGGGGTGTGTTTTCTGCGGATTTGGAGCGCACCTCGAAAAGGGCGAAAACCGCTTTGAGCGCATGAAACACACACACCCGAAGCACTACGAATTCTGCATCGGCGGTGGGGCGTATGACCCTGTGGACGGCTTGTGGAAGCCCACTGAAAAGGGGCTTGGATACGCCAGAGTATTGGACTACATCGGAGTGAGGTATTGAAATGAGCATAAAAATTACCATACCCCTGCCGCCGGTTACAAAGAAAAACAGCCAGCGCATTATGCACAGCAGCAAGACAGGGAAATCGTTTATCATGCCGTCGCAGAAGTACATCGATTACGAGGCAAAGGCCGTGTGGTACTGCAAAAAGGCTGGTGTGCATGAGCCGATAGATTACCCCGTGGAGGTTAAATGCCTGTTTTATATGCCAACCAGGCGGCGGGTGGATTTAACCAATCTGCTGGAGGCTGTGGACGATGTGCTGGTCAAGGCGCGGGTGCTGCTGGACGACCACTGCGGCATTATTGTCAGCCATGACGGGAGCCGGGTGCTGTACGACAAGGAAAATCCACGCACGGAGGTGAGCATAACCGCCTATGAATGATTTTGACTATGACATCGTGCAGAAAAAGCGTGTTGCAAGAGGGGCGTTTGCCCATGTGAACCGCAAGCGTGGGAAATGCAGATTGCCCAGTGATTACCTCACTGCGGCACAAAAGAGGGAGATGAACGGGAAAATGAAAACATACAACGCCACACGGCCTATGCCTTGGGAAGATTTCAAGGCGATGCCGGACGACATTAAGCGGGAATATCTACGGAATATGCAGTCTTGCGGCGGTGCAGCTACATACCTTGCGGAAGAAATGGGCTGTTGCAGTGCCACCATCATAGAGTGTGGGAAAAAACTGGGGGTGCCGTTTGTGCGAGGTGGTCGGAACTTTAACTTGTGGCAAAAGAAACTATCAGAGTGGCACACATCCGAAGTGGTGGAAGAAACGCCAGAAAAACAGTCCGATGGACCAACGCCGGTGCGAAGTGCAGGACCGTTGCACGTGCGAAGTGCAGAACTGCTTCACGCACGGCTGACCATACGGGGAGGCCGGGAAAGTGTTTTGCAAAATCTACGCATGCTTATGCCGGATGAATGTGAAGTCACGGTTGAGTGGTGAGAGGAGGAAAAAACTTGTGAAGGAGCATATTACCACTGGAGGGAAGCCGCTTTGCTGGACTTGTAGAAAAGCGTATGGAAAATGCTCATGGACAGAAGTAGACTACACGAAAAAGGGCTGGCCTATACGATTTGAGCCGGTAAAGGGGTGGAATGCAATCCCGACAAAAAATGAAAAATACACATCATTTTTGGTGGTAAGTTGCCCAGAGTACGATCCTGATGATAGAAAGGAGGATACACATGACGGCAGATTTTGCGGGTATGGGGAAGCGCCTGCGGGCGGCGAGAGAGAAGGAACTTATGTCGCAGGATGATCTGGCTTTGGAATCTGGTGTAGCACCATCGACGATCAGCCATATTGAGTGTGGACACAGCACCGCGTCGGTGTGGGTGCTGGCACATATCTGTGATGCGCTTGGGGTATCTATGCAATGGATGATGGTATACGGGAGAGGAAGAAAATGAGCAGAAAGAGCATATTTACAGTTGTCGGAGGTGCGGCCCTTGGGCTGCTGATTGCCGCCGGGATATTGTGGGTGGAGCCACTTGCCGCAGAAGCGGAATATGTGGAGGAGCAAGAACCTGTTTCCCCGCTGGTGGCGGAAGTAATCCGCCAAGAAACGCCACAGAAAGCCGCCTACACGCACGAAAGTACCATGACCGTGACAGCATACTGCCCCTGCGAAAAATGCTGTGGAGCGTATTCAAACGGCTATACAGCCACAGGAGCGAAAGCAACACAGGGCGTGACCATCGCTACCGACCCCGATGTGATACCGTTGGGGACAGAGGTTGAGATCGATGGGCATATCTACATAGCGCAGGATGTGGGCGGAGCAGTCAGCGGAAACCGCATTGACCTGTACTTTGATAGCCACGATGACGCACTCCAATGGGGTGTGCAGGAAAAGACGGCGAGGTGGAACGGATGATGGAACAGATTACATTTGATGGAAATTTCTGCGACATTTCGCAGTGCCGGGAGCTGCCTTGCCAGCATGGCGGGAACTGCTCACAAAAGCAAGTGTGGGAGCGGCTGAAAGCCTACGAGGACACGGGTCTGACGCCGGGAGAAGTCCACAGTATGTCGGGAGAGTGGCGCACAATGATGTCAGTGCTGAACAGCATCGGAGGAGGTTATGACCGCCTGCGGGAGCTGGCAGAGGCCGACAAGGACGGGCGGCTGGTGGTGCTTCCGTGCAAGGTGGGCCAGCGGGTGTTCGCCTTGCTGGACACGGATAAGCATATAAGCGAGTGCGAGGTCAAGCAGATTGGTATGGGCAATAAAATCGGCTTTATTGGCCTTGAGCCAATAGGAGCCAGAGGGCGGGAGTATGGCATATCGCTAAACGGATTTGGCAAAACCGTATTCCTGACCCGCGAGGAGGCGGAGAAAGCATTGGAGGCGATGAAGGATGAGTAAGGCCGTTATGATAAGCATCCGCCCGAAGTGGTGCGAGAAGATCGTCAACGGCGAAAAGACGATTGAGGTGCGAAAGACCCGCCCGAAGCTGGAAACGCCGTTTAAGTGCTATATCTACGAAACGCAGGGCAGAACGGACACTCCGTGGGTAGATAAAGATGGGCATATGATTTTTGCCGGAAGAGGGCAGGTTATCGGCGAGTTTGTATGTGATTGTGTCACGCCCCTGTATAATGTTTGCACGGATGATTGGAAGAGGCTGACCGGAGGACTTCACCGTATAGAAAAGGAGCTTGTCAATCAGGCGTGCCTTACAGAAGCGCAGCTCCACACATACGCAGGTGGGAAGAATTGCTTTGCGTGGCACATCTCCGACCTGAAAATCTACGATACGCCGAAGGAATTGAGCGAGTTCAAGACGCTATGTAGAGTCGATGCCGATTGCTGTGCCTGCCCTTATTACAACTACACCAAAATGGATTGTGATGGCCGGGTTATCGGTCGCCCACCCCAAAGCTGGTGCTATGTGGAGGCGAAGGAATGAAGCTGACTATTATCTTCAAGGAAGAGATTGAGGAACACATGAAAAAGCAATTCGGGCATTTCACGAATCCGCGGCAGATATACGGTGTGAAGACCGTACACATGGAAGGGGGGTATCTATACTCCACTATTTCGGACACGGTTCGCTGGCGTATGGATGACATTTCCAGATTTTACTGTGAGGAGGGCTGACGATGGCTGAGTACATCGAGAGGAAGAAGCTGGAGGAAGCATTTGATAATGCAGACCCTGACGTCTGTGAAAGTGACATGGACGGGCACAGCGATTGGGGGTTTGGAAGGGAAAATGTCCGAGATGTGATTCGAGGTGTTCCCGCCGCCGATGTGGCCCCGGTGGTGCATGGACGGTGGGGCACGTGCCGGGTCAATCTGGAAACGGGGAATTATGAGGAGCAATGCACCCGCTGCCGGAACTTCTCGAAAGAGTACGGCAAGCCTTACTGCCCCAACTGCGGGGCGAAGATGGACGGAGGTGGCGAGGATGCGGCTGATTGATGCGGATGCACTGGGCGTGGGGCGATGCAGCAGGGATGTATTGCCAGCGGACTACTGCGCCGGGTGGAACGGGATGGTAAGGTTATTGGAAAAAGCCCCCACCGTTGATGCTGTGGAAGTGGTGCGGTGTAGGGACTGCAAGCATTACAAGCCGGATGAATACGAATGCGGATGTGATTTCGCTGGTGGACTACCGTATGTAAAGGCTGACGATTTTTGCAGTTACGGAGAACGGAGGGACTATGATTAAAGACAGCGGAGAAAGAACAAAGTTTCCAAGCGGAGCACTCCGGGATATGCACACGGGCAAGGGACGGATGGATTTGCTCCCTTGGTCGGCTATCATGGAAGTGTCGAAGCACTGCGAGGCGGGCGCTTTGAAATACGGGGAGCATAATGTCGATAAAGGGATCCCAACCCACAGTTTGTTAGATTCCGCTATTCGCCATGCGGCGAAATATCTGGCGGGCTATGTGGATGAGCCGCACCTTGTAGCTGCGGCGTGGAACCTACTGTGGGCGATCGAGATGGAGCTTGTCCATCCTGAATGCGTGGACACTCCGTGGAGGGCAGCCGATGGCGAATAAAGACGCAATGCTGGAAGCCTTGGAGGAAATCGAGAACGGTATGTGCCGCATTAAGGAGCGACGGAGCATTTGGCAGAATAGCCTTGTATATGCACTCTGCCAAGCTGTGCGGCTGCTTCTGATGGACAAGATCAAGGAGGGACGGAAATGAGAATTGACGGCAAAACCCTGCCCAACAACCCCATGAAAGCGTACCAGCAGGGCAAGCTGATGGGGACAAAGCAAAACATGGATTTGGTGTCCGAAGTGCTGCTTACAAAATTTGGATTCCACGTGTTGGAGGAAACGCCGGACAGCCACGACACTATGAGTGTTGAGTATCTGCAAAAATGCCTTGTGGAGCTGGTGGACGCAAAAAACAGTGGCTATGTGACCAAGAAGGATATTGCGGACGCTCTGCGGAGCGACTACAAACTGATAAACAACGCAGAGTAAGGAGGCTGGCATGAGCCGAAAACAAACACTGCCGTATGATGTGCGGCTTGAGTGCATTGCCTATGTCAGAGGCTATCCACGGCGGGTACAGGCGTACAACGACGCAAGGAGCGAGATACTGAGCGGCGGGAACAGTGCAACAGAGGGTATGCCCCGCTCCCCCGGCATTGGTAGACCGGCAGAGAGCAAGGCGGAGCAGCTTGCCGCCATAGAAAACTGGCCGGAAACCAAGAAAATGCGGGCTGTTGAATATGCCATAGACCGATGTGGTCGGGATTTGGAGAGCGAGAGCGTTCGAAAGCAGCTTACACAGGGGATCATGCGCAACTGTCAGGGCAAGCATAAGTATTCCCGCAACAAGATTATCGTACCGGGGATAAGTGAGCGGACATTCAGCCGCCGGAAAGAGCAATTTCTCTATGACATAGCCATATATTGTGGTTTTGCAGAGAAAGTTGGCACAAATTCCACCTAATGATGTGCTACAATAGGTACAGTGGATGATAAGGCATAGTCATCCACCCGTCTTTCCACTCAACCCGTTTCCTCCATCTTATGCGCCGCCGGTATTGGGCGCACCTTCTGGCACCGAAAGGTCATACCGGCACAAACAGCCTGTAGGGAAACCTATAGGCTGTTGTCATATGCCGTGCGCTCGTTGCACCCCACGATCAGGGGCGGGAGGTCGCACCTCCCACACGGCACAAATATATGCGGGCGGAAGCTGGGAGGAATCAGCTCCGATAGTAAAATTTCGGGTTCGCAGGTTCGAATCCTGTCGCCTGCACAAGATGCCGGGTAGCACCCGGACACTGTGAGACCGTTCGTCGTGGCTCACACGGAAATGACAATGCTCGCTGAAAACTGCGCGTGAGGATGCGTCCTCCTTGCCATGACCGAACAGCGGCGCTTGAGATGCTTGCGGGGCCTCAAGCGGGCATGAGCGTGTGACAATCTAAGCGGGAAGACGGCCAATATGCGGCATAGGTGCCCCGTAAGGGGAGACCACAGCGAGTGACGGGGACTTTCCCTGAAGCGCTAAAGCAGGGCAGGACTGCAATGCCGCACCAAAAGCGGAGAGCCGCTGCCGTGGGCAAATGGCATAGCGCCTGCCCGGAAGTGCGGCTATACCGCTCAGAAGTGAGCTGTGGAAAAGACATTGCCACCTGCTGGCAAACTGTGTACCCCATGTTTGAGAGCTTCCAGAAGGCCGCATGGGAGGGGAAAGACTGTTACTGTAGCCAAGGGGTGGGGGCTGGTAGCAAAATTGATTTGAGGTGGTGACAATGGCTGCGCGTCTGACAGACCGGCAGAAAAAGAAAATACTGGCGGACTATGTGCAGACGAACAACTATTGCGCCACGGCTAAAATCAATGGCGTGTCCGCGACGACGGTTAAGAACCTTGTGCGGGCGAATGCCGACATTGTGGAAAAGTGCGAGCAAAAAAAGGAAGAGAACACCGCCGATGTATTAGCGTACATGGATAAGCACACAGAACTTGTGTGTTCGTTCATCGGCAAGGGGCTTGAAATGCTCAACGACCCTGAAAAACTGGCCGCGGCAAATCTCAGCCAGATCACAACGGCGATGGGGACGCTTATTGACAAGTGGGCGATGATTGGCGGCAGTCCTGCCGACACGGTGAGGGAAGATGCGCTCAGTCAGAGCCTAAAGGAAATGGCAAAGGAGCTTGAGAGCGATGATTGACCTTCGTTCGGGCGATTGTCTTGAATTGATGAAGAACATTCCTGATGGCTCGGTAGATTTGGTGTTGACTGACCCGCCGTATATGATTGAAACAGTTGGAGCGGGAATTTACAAGCAAGCAGATAAGCAATATGTCAAAAAACTTGACGGCATCAAAGACGGATTTGATGAAAAGGTGCTTGACGAAATTTGCAGGGTTATGAAGAAAATCAACGTGTACTTCTTTTGTAGCCAAAAGCAGATTATTTTGCTAATTGATTATTTTGTTAAAAAGAAGAATTGCAACTGGAATATTCTGTCTTGGCACAAGTCAAACCCCGTTCCTGCTTGTGGAAACAAATATTTGACCGACACAGAGTTTATTCTATTTTTCCGTGAAAAGGGTGTAAAGATTTATGGTAAGTATGAAACAAAGTTTACCTACTATGTCACGCCGCTAAATCAAAAGGATAAAAAGCAATATGGGCATCCAACAATAAAGCCAATTAAAATCCTGCAAAACTTGATTGTAAATAGCACCGCCGAAAATGGAGTTGTGCTTGATTGCTTTATGGGTAGCGGAAGCACGGGCGTTGCTTGTGTAAATACAAACCGCCGTTTTATTGGCATTGAGCTTGATGAGGGATATTTCAACACCGCAAAAAAGCGCATTAAAGAAGCGCAATCAAGAATTGAAACATGATTTCTAACAAACAGAAAAAAATCCTCGCATTTCCGTACAGCCGCTATGACGCGCTGATCTGTGACGGTGCTGTGCGTTCCGGCAAGACCTCCATCATGATGTGGGCGTTTGTCCGCTGGGCGATGGAAAATTTCAGTGGTCAGCGCTTCGGCGTGTGTGGCCGAACGGTGGACAGCTGCACCAAGAACATCATCGTGCCGTTTACGGCGATGAGCCTTGCCAAAGAGCGCTATATCATCCGCTGGCGGCGCGGTGACAAGGTCATGGAAGTGCGGTGCGGAGCCGTGACGAATTACTTTGAGGTGTTCGGCGGTAAGGACGAGGCCAGCTATACGCTGATTCAAGGCCGCACGCTGGCGGGGGTGCTGCTGGACGAGGTGGTGCTGATGCCGCGTTCGTTTGTGGAACAGGCGCTTGCGCGTTGTTCCGTTGACGGTGCGCGGTTGTGGTTCTCCTGTAACCCAGGCAGTCCACATCACTGGTTCTATCAGGAGTGGATCAAGCGAAGCCGTGAGCGCAATGCACTGTATCTACACTTTGAAATGACGGACAACCCCGGCCTGAGCAAGCGCACCCTCGAACGGTACGAGAATATGTATGCCGGTATATTTTATGACCGGTATGTGCGCGGCCTGTGGGTAGCGGCAGAGGGCATCGTTTATAAGGACTTTGCCAACGATACAGAAAAGTATTTGATCGGAGACCCTTTGGAGTGGGCCAAGCAAAACGGCACCAGCTTCTCAATCATTTCAATTGGCGTTGACTTCGGTGGTACAAAGTCCGCAACGAAATTTCAAGCCACCGGGATCACAAAAGATTTCCGTGTTGTGGCATTGGAAGAAGAATACATCAAAAACGAAGAGATTGACCCGAATGCATTAAACCGGCGTTTTGCTACGTTCTGCCAGCTGATAACGTCAAAGTATGGTTACAGCCAGACACGAGCGGATAGTGCGGAAACGGTGCTAATTCGGGGGTTAGATCATACCGCGCAAAAAATGCACCTCGGGACGCAGGTCAAGAATGCAATGAAACTGCAAATCACAGATAGAATTAGGCTTGTGGTGCTGCTAATGAAACAGGGGCGTTTTAAGGTTTCGCGCAACTGCCCGCATCTGATCGATGCAATGCAAACCGCGATTTATGATCCTGATAAATTTGAGGACGAGCGCTTGGATGACGGCACGTCCGACATCGACAGCTTGGATGCTTTTGAGTACAGCATTGAGCCTTATTACAAAGACCTGGAACGTGCCGGTCACATGATGGGACGGTGAAATAGTGAATATTCGGAGAGCATTAAAGGATCTCGGGTTTGACACGGTCGGCAATAAATTCTATTCCCTGATCGACCTGTGGAACGCGTGGTATAAGGGAAACGTTGAAGATTTCCACAGCTATACGGTGTGGAATGGGATTGAAGAGCTGGAGTGCCACCGGTATTCGGTGGGAATGGGAAAGAAAGTCTGCGAGGACTGGGCCAACCTCCTAATGAACGAGCGAGTCAACATCACGCTCGAAGGCAAACAGGAACAGGAATTTATCGATACTGTTTTTGCCGATAACAACTGGGAGGTCAAGGCTAACGAATCGCAGGAGCGCAAAGCGGCAGTAGGAACCGTTGCGTATGTGCCGGTGATGGAAGGCATGGGAATTAACCCAGATACGGCAGAAATCATTGACTCTGGCCGCATTCGCATCAACTACGTCAGCGCCTGGAACATCTACCCGCTTACGTGGGATAACGGCGTTATCCGCGAGTGTGCGTTCGCATCCACTCGGAAGGTCGATGACACAGAATATACTTACATCCAGGTGCACCGGCTGCGCAACGGCGAGTATGACATTGAGAACCATCTGTATGATGCGGAGGAAGTCCCGCTGGCCAGCGTGAAAGGGTTTGAGACAATTCCTCCGGTGATTCATACCGGCAGCGACAAGCCGCAGTTTGTAATTGACCGGCTGAACATTGCAAACTCTGACGAAAACAACCCGCTTGGCGTGGCTGCATTTGCCCACGCCATCGACCAGCTCAAGAGCGTTGACATCACCTATGATAGCTATGTGAACGAATTTGTGTTGGGCAAGAAGCGCATTGTGGTGCAGCCGGAGGCAACCCAGAGCATTGACGGTCGGCCAGTGTTTGATAAGCGTGAGACCGTTTATTATGTACTTCCGGAGGACAGAGGCGGCAACGGCAACATCTTGCAGCAGGTCGATATGTCGCTACGGACGGCGGAGTTTAACACCGGCATGCAAGATATGTTGAACATCCTGTCCAGCAAGTGCGGTTTTGGTGAGAACCATTACAAATTCAACCAGGGCAGCATCGCAACTGCCACGCAGGTCATCAGCGAAAACAGCACCCTGTTCCGCACGATCAAAAAACATGAAATTGTGCTTGAACAGGCAATCACAGAGTTGTGCCGGAGCTTGCTCCGCATGGGAAATCGGTACATGGGCGCATCCCTCAATGAGGACGTCCAGATCTCCATTGACTTTGACGATTCCATCATTGAGGACAAGGGTCAGGACTTTAACCGTGACGTGCAGCTTCTTAACGCTGGAATCATGAACGATTGGGAGTTCCGCATGCGGTGGATGAACGAGGACGAGGCGACCGCAAAGGCGGCGCTGCCGAAGATGCAGGATATAACCACAGAGGAAGAAACGGAGGTAGAGTGATGGGCGGTAGAGGCGGAGCAGGCGGCGGGCTTGGCGCTGGTGAAGCTGGGCGCGGGCGCGGAATGAGCCTTGCAAAATTTTTATCTCAGGAGGACATCAACAGAGCAAATGCGGCATCTGTTACAGACATGGGCGACATCATCAGGCGCACATTCGAGCGGAACGCCGCAGAGATCAACGGCTTAGAGCTTTCGGACAGTGAAAAGAAAGACGCTGTCCGCAAGATGGCAGAGTTGGCAACAACTGCCCTAAAAACGGCTGCTGGTGCAGTAAATCCGTATTCAAGCGGACCTGCAAGACTTACCACGGCACAGAAAACCGGCAGCGCAGCGGATAGGGCCGCAAGAGCGCGTGGCGAAATGGATGGGTATATGCGTAAACTACGCGACCAGTCCAGTGCAAACCGCAAGGCGGCAGAGAAAAAGGCGTTTTCAAATGCTTTTGTATCTGCGGCAAGGTCTGGCGCATTGGAGGTTACGGTAGACGGAAAGAAATATCGTCGCGCAAATAAGCGTAGCAATACGTGGCGGCCTGCATGATTAACTTTGAAAATCTTGACAAGTTCACATTCCTCGGCGTGGGCAAGTACGATATTCCGCAGATCGAGCCGGTCAAGGCATACCCACAAGGTGAGTTTGTCCCCGTGAATTACCATTACACAGCGAAAGACACGAAAAGCAAGATTGTGCATTTCTTTGTGGACGATTACCAATTTATTCGATATTGGAACACACCGGACAAGTATATTCCGAAACTGTCGCAGTTTTCGGCGGTGTGCGCGCCGGACTTCTCCACCTACACGGATATGCCGCTTGCGATGCAGATATACAACCACTATCGCAAGCATTGGTTGGCGGCGTACTGGCAAATGCACGGCATGACGGTTTATCCCTCTGTATCATGGAGCGATGAACGCAGTTACGATTGGTGCTTTGATGGTGATCCTGTTGGCGGGATAGTTGCGGTTAGTTCGGTAGGCACACAGCAGAACAAGGAAAGCAAGCGGCTGTTTCTGCGCGGCTACGAGGAAATGATGAAGCGGCTATCGCCGGAATGGGTGATATTCTATGGCAAAGTGCCGGAGGAATGCGACTGGAATGTGATCCGCGTGAAGCCGCATTACGATGAAATTGTGAAGCGGAGGAAAGCAAATGAAATATCCGTTTCAGCCGGAAATCCTTGATGCGCTGCCGGAAGAACTGGCAGAACTGTACCGTGGACTTGAGGACACGCTGCTGACGGAGATATGCTCTCGTCTAAAGCTGCGGGACGAGTTGAACGAGGTTACGGTGCAGGACATCAAGGCGCTGCGGGCGCACGGCATTGACCTCGAGGAAATCGAGAGAGCGATACGCAAGACTACGGGCATCAGTGAGCAGAAGCTCAAGAAGATACTGGACGATGTGGTAAAGCGCAACCAGCAGTATTATACCAGCGTCATCGACTTGGAACACATCACGCAGCCGGAAACGCTGGTAAGCATCGAGGACACCTGGGCCATATACCAGCAGACAAAGCGGGACTTGCGCAATATAACCCAATCAATGGGCTTTTTGGTGGACGCAGGGCGGACGATGCTCCCCCCTGCCAAAGCTTACCAATGGGCGCTTGATAACGCGGTGATGCAGGTGCAGAGCGGCGCTATCAACTACAAACAGGCCATCAAGACGGCAGTAAAGCAGCTTGCAGACAGCGGATTGAAAATAGTTGACTATGAAAGTGGCCATCGAGACCAAATCGATGTGGCGGCTCGGCGGGCGGTAATGACAGGCGTTTCCCAAATCTGCGCAAAATACACGGAGCAATCGGCAGAATATCTTGAGACACCATATTTCGAGGTTTCCGCCCATTCTGGCGCGCGTGATAAGCCGGGGCCGTCCCCGTGGTCAAGCCATAAGGACTGGCAAGGCAGGGTTTACAGTATTCGCGCAAATGACATTTACCCGAGCATCTACGAGGTGTGCGGACTGGGGGCCGTGGATGGTCTGGAAGGAGCCAACTGCCGCCACCGGCGCTTCCCCTGGGTCGAAGGTGTGTCTGAGCGCACCTATACCGATGAACAGCTTGCACATATTGATGATGGGCTTGGCTGCACATTTGATGGCAAGACCTACACCGCATATGAGGCCACACAGATGCAGCGACGCATAGAGCGTACCATACGAAAGCAAAAGCGTCTGAAAAACGCGTACAGCGTCGCGGGTCTGGAGGAAGATGCGACTGCGGCCAACATCAAACTGCGGCGATTAAACGCCAAATACAAGGCGTTCAGCGCGGCGGCGGGGCTGCCGGAGCAGCGGGAAAGGATGAAGGTGCTGTATGAGAATTAAAGCAAGAAGTTACGAAGGAATTGTGCTTGAACTTGACGGAGAAGTGCGAGTGATGCGTGATTACACCCGCGAGATTGCACGCGTGATCAAGTATCGGGTTGTAATTCTGTGCGATGATGGCGCAAAAGTTGAGCTTACGGATGTAAAACCAAAAGAAATTGAGGTAGTCAATGAACCGTGATGAAATGATACAGGCTATCGAAGCCATCTTGAAGCGTGGCAACAACGCAGAGGTGCGACGAAAAGGCGATGGGTATATCGTCTTGGAGGTCAAAAAAACAATCCAATACACTTCCGCGTAATTGGGCGCGGGAAAGGGCAATAGGAGCCAAATGCTGAGGAATTCTCGGTGGTTGGCTCTTTTGTTTTAAGTAAAACCCGCGAAGCACAGCGGTTTTTATAAAAACTATCGTCCGCGAAGAAACGCGGCCAAAGAAAAGGAGATAGTGTCATGGCACTTACACGCAAACTTTTGAAGGGTATGGGTCTCACCGATGAGCAGGTAGATACCATCATCGAAGCGCATACCGACACTGTGGACGGCCTAAAGGCGGATGTGACCCGCTACAAGGCCGATGCGGAGAAGCTGCCCGGCATCCAGAAGCAGTTGGATGATCTCAAGGCGGCAGGTGACGGCGGTTATAAGGAGAAGTACGAGAAGGAACACTCGGCTTTTGAAGCCTTTAAGACCGACATCACAGAAAAGGAAAGCAAGGCGGCAAAGGAAAAGGCTGTCCGGGCTTACTTTGAGAGCAAAAACATCACCGGCGCAAATCTCGACCTTGCCATGCGCGGATGCGGCGAGGAAATGTCTACCTTGGAGCTGGACGGCGAGAAGATCAAGGACACCAAGAGCCTTGACGCTCTCGTAGACGGCACTTATAAGAGCCTTGTTTCTAAGCCTGCTGTCCGGCTGGACATGGGCGCACGGCTCAACGAGGGCGGCAAGCCTATGACAAAGGACGAGATTATGAAAATCACCGACAGAACAGAGCGGCGCGCTGCAATCGCCGCAAATATGGATTTGTTTAGAAAGGAAGAATAAAAATGGCTGTTGATCCTAAGCTGATTAAGAAGGAAGATCTTGCCCGTGTTCGCGAGATCGAGTTTACCGAAATGTTCGGCTATTCCATCAAGAAGTTGATGGAGGCTCTGGGCGTTACCCGCAAGATTGCCAAGCAGGCCGGTACTGTGCTCAAGAGCTACAAGGCTACCGGAACTCTGGAAGACGGCGCTGTGGCCGAGGGCGAGACCATCCCTCTGAGCAAGTACAAGACCGAGGCTGTGAACTACAAGGAGATCACCTTGAAGAAGTGGCGTAAGGCCACTTCTGCCGAGGCAATCACTGATCGCGGCTACGATCAGGCCGTCGAAATGACCACCGATGAAATGCTGAAGGATGTGCAAAAAGGTATCCGCAAGGATTTCTTCGGCTTCCTCGCAACCGGTACTGGCACGGCCAGCGGTGCTACCTTCCAGGCGACCTTGGCTCAGGCATGGGGCCAGCTGCAGGTGCTGTTCGAGGATGACGAGATCGGCGCAGTGTATTTCATGAACCCGCTGGATGTTGCGGACTATCTCGCAACTGCCAACATCACCCTGCAGACCGCTTTCGGCATGACCTATGTCGAGAACTTTCTCGGTCTGGGCACTGTGATTCTGAACTCCAGCGTCCCCAAGGGCAAGATTTACGCCACCGCCAAGGACAACATCGTCCTGTACTACATCCCTGTGAACGGCGCAGATCTGGGCGAGGTGTTCAACTTCACCACCGACGCCACCGGTTATATCGGTATCCATGAGGAACCCGATTACACCAACATGACCGCATCCGATACCGTTATCAACGGCATGGTGCTGTTCGCCGAGCGCATTGACGGCGTGGTTGTCGGCTCCATCACTCCGGCAGTGGGGGGCTAAGCGAACTGCTGAGTGAGCCTGACCCTGAAACTTCTTCTTTCTCCAACATGACAAAAGCCCAACTGCTTGATTATGCCAGGGGAAACGGGGTGGACGGGGTCAGCAGTTCAATGCGCAAGGCTGACATAATTGCAGTATTGGAAGGGAGCTGACCCGTATGACATACGCTGATTATACATACTACGCCGGAATCTATATGGGTTCTGTGAGCGAGGAAGATTTTCCGCGTCTGGCTGTTCGGGCCAGCTCCTTCCTCGATTACTACACCCAAAACCGGGCGAAAGACAACGCTGATATGGACGCTGTAAAGATGTGTTGCTGCGCATTGGTGGACAAGTATCAGTTGATCGAGACCGCGCAGCAACTTGCCGCAACCAGGCTGACGGCGGCGCTTACCGGCGGTGACGTGAAAAGTGAAACGGTAGGCGGGTATTCTCGCACACTGGCCAGCGGCGGGGAAAGCGCCGCTGCTGCATTGAGTGCCACGGACGGCGCAAGAAAATTGCTGGCGGAAACATGCATGGAATACCTTGCCCATACAGGGCTGCTGTATCGCGGAGGTGGTTGCAGATGTACGCTCCCCACACTGTAACGGTTTACAACGTCGTGCGTGAACCGGACCCTGCCACGCTAAAAGATGTCACAAACCTATATGTAACCGTGCTTGATGGCGTGTTCTGCGAGGCGTCAAAGGGAGTTAACGTGCGCAAAAGCGGGCTTGAAGGCGCCGACGCAGTAAACCTGTATATCCCATTTACGGTAAAAGCTGTGGATGGATTTAGCGGAAAGCCCAAGACATATACAGAGCCGCAAGCATTTTTTGCCTCAAGCGACAGGACGGGCCTATGGACGCTATCCACCACCGGCAACGGTGGCGATACATTTTTCGTCAAAGGCGAATTTGTAACGGACAACGAGGGCGTGGCATTGGCGCACGATAATTGCTGGAATGTGACTAAGGTTGACGCAAAAGACTTTGGCAGCGCAGATATGCAGCATTGGGAAGTGGGTGGTAAATAAGTGGCCGTTACCTTTGCGATGCATTTTGGCGGCATGGAGGCCATCAAGGACAAACTGGCTGAGAGCTGCACCCGCGCTGAAAGCATTGTTGGGCAGCAGGTCATAAAAGACACCGAGCCGTTTGTTCCTGCGCTTACAGGATCATTAACAATACGCACGAGGTTAGACGGCAACAAAATTATTTACCCCGGGCCTTATGCGCGGTTTTTGTACTACGGCAAAGTCATGGTTGATCCGCAAACCGGTAGCACCTTTGCGCCAAAGGGCGGGACGAAGGTCTTGACAAACCGAGACCTTGTATTTTCCAAGGCGATGCACCCACAAGCACAGAGCCATTGGTTTGAGGCTTCCAAAGCGCAGAACCTGGATAAATGGATACGCATTGCAGAAAAGGCGGTGGAAAAATTTGGACAAAGTTAAAAAAACCGTATCGGCAGCGGAAGAGGACAAGGTATCTCGCAAGCTGCTGGTTTGGCTGAACACATATCCGGATTTGCCGGTGGATTTGATTCGATTTGAGTCCCTGCCCGCCGACACCTCTGCAATGGCCATTTCGACCATCCAGGCGTCCTATATCGTTAAACGATATGTTTTAGGGGGCTACCAAGCGGAATACCAATTCAAAATCATTTACCGGGTTAAGCCGGGCAACAGCATGGACAAACGGCTCAAGGCTGACGAACTGTTAAACGCTATCGGAGATTGGGCGACCGGAAAGCGCCCTGACATTGGTACGGGGAAACGCGTTGTAAGCCTGGAGCCTACTACGCGATCTTCTTTGTTCGCTGTGTATGAAAACGGCGACGAAGATCATCAAATCTTAATGAAAATGAATTACGAGGTGAATACATAATGGCAGATTTGACTTTTACCACACCGGAAGGCCAGACCATTGACCGGGAACTGCTGATCGCATACCTCAACACGGGGACCAAGGAAAGCCCTGTTTGGAGCGCTATCGGCAAGCGGGTGGAGGACACCAGCGAGGAAATGGACTGGGGCCAGGAGAGCAAGCAGGATGTGCTGGGGAACACATTCACAACCATGAAAAAGCCCGTTATTACACAAACCTTTGACCCCATCCCCTTGGATGCTGGTGATGCAGCAGCCGTGAAGATGTGGAATTTGGCCGTAAAAGACCACGATGCGCAGGCGCTGGCCAACCAGGACATGATGATCGGGCATTTTTACGCCACCAGCGGCGATGCGAAGTTTGCCGAGCGCTATGATTCCTGCGCCATTGCCGTGACCTCCATCGGCGGTGAGGGCGGCGGTACCCTGAACATCGCAAGCGAGATCACATACGGCGGCAATCGCACCCTGGGCACTGTGAATAAGGGCAGCAGCGGCGCTATTGAATTTACCGCAGCCTAAGCAGATCGGGGCGGGTGCTTCTGCCCGCCCCACTATCGAAAACGGAGGACGCTATGAGCGAAAATATTATCAAAATTGATACCGGCGTAGTCACTAAAACTTTTTTGACTACCGACGGGAAAGAATGCGAATTTGCGTTTAACCCGCTGGATATGGGCCTGTCTCGCCGGCTTTTTTCCGCGTTTGAAAAACTCGACAAAATGAACGAGGGTTATAAGGACGAAGTGCAAAAAAACGCCGATAAAAAGGAAATTTTTGACATTGGCCAAAAGATGGACCTGGAAATGCGGGAGATCATCAACGGAGAAGTATTCGGATTTGATATCTGCACCCCGCTTTTTGGTGAGCTGAATCTTTACGCGCTGGCCAACGGATTCCCCATTTGGGCAAATTTGCTTTTTGCGCTGGTGGACGAAATGGATACTGCGTATGCCCGGGAGCAGAAGCTTACCAACCCGCGCATTAGCAAGTACACCAAGAAGTACCACAAATGAGATACAGCCTGCCAAAATCCGTGGAGCTGGGCGGGAAGCAATACGCTATTCGGTCTGATTACCGGGACATTTTGGACATTTTGGAAATGCTTTCTGATTCGGAGCTGGACAGCGCCGATAAGGCAGAGGCAGTGATGGAAATGTTTTACCCGGATTACGAGGATATCCCATACACGGAATACGAGAACGCGGTGCGGCAATGCATATCCTTTATAAATTGCGGCGAGGAAGAATGCCGGGATGAAAAGCGCCCCAAGCTCATGGATTGGCAGCAGGATTTCCCGATGATTGCAAGCCCCATAAATCGCGTGCTTGGCACGGAAATCCGCTCCATTGAATATCTGCACTGGTGGACATTTATAGCCGCATACCAAGAAATAGGTGATTGCACCTTTGCCCAAGTGGTAAGCATCCGAAAAAAGAAAACCAAAAATCAAAAGCTGGATAAATCCGATCAGGAATTTTACAAGCAGAATAAGCATCTTGTGGATTTCAAGCGCAGATATTCCGAGCAGGACGAAAATATTATCAAACAATGGGTATAAAAATCCGCCCTCTTGCGAGGGCGGATGGACGCATTTTTACTTTTTCAGGTCAGCATCAATGCTGAACATTTTTGCTGTGAAACTAATTTTGTACTGACTGCCTTTGGTAACAAGGAATGTGAGTTCATTGCTCCTAACAACTCCTCGCTCAAACCTAACGGTATGTTCTCCTGGCACCAGGTGGAACTGGACAATATTATCCAAATCAAACGCTTTTCGTTCCCCATCAACAATCAATATTGTTTTTGACTCTCCACACTTCCTCGCACCCATTCGTACCACGGTAACATTTTGAGCGAAGCTCGCCTGGTTTTCCGGGTCAGACAGTTTCCTCAAAATCTCAGAACGCTTTTTCTCAAAGACATCATCTGGTAAGGCTCCGGATTCATGAAGATCGTGGATTTTTTGCAAGGTATCCAGCATCGCGGTATCCGTTTCCGGTGCGGCGGAAGTACTATCCTTGGACTGGTTTGCAATATCCATCAGTTTATCGAACAACAACTTCTGTTCGCGTTGTTTTCGCTTACTTTCGCCTGGCGAGATGGGGGCGCACTCAATTACATCGGATGAACCGTCTTCGTACTCAACCCAAAAACTGTATAGCGTATAGTTTACTGTAGTAAAAATGAGCGTATCCCGTGCCTCTCGCACTCCAAGTAGCTTTGCGCGTTTTATCAATTTCTCTTTTTTTGACAAATGTAATGCCCCTCCCAACAACAAAATTTTAGCGTATTATATCATACGCACAGCACCTTTGCAAGTAAAAGAAAAATGGTGGTGATTTAATGGCAGATGGATCTATTATCATCAATACGGAAATTGATTCCAAGCAGGCGCAAAAAGAGCTCAATACACTTACGAGGAAAATTTCTGCTTTATCTGAAAAACTAAATGATCTGGAAAGAGAAAAGCTCCCGCTGGTAGAGCAGTCGGCACAGCTCGGCGCAAATCTCGATGCGGCAAAAGCAACTCTTGAACATATGAAAAGCGGAGCGGAATTTTTTACATCCGACTCTATTGCAAACCAGCAAGCACAAGTGAACGCCATGCAGAAAGAGTTTGATTCGGCGGCGTTAAAGGTGGAAACGATCAATGCAAAAATCAACAAAACCGCTGCGTCTCTTGACAATGCAAAGAGAAAGGCGGGAGAACTCAGTGGGCAGCTTGCTGGAGCAAAAAATGGCACAAGAGAGTTGTCCCCCGCTGCAGAGGAAGCCGGGAAGCGATTCACAAAGCTTGGAAACCGAATCAAGGGGCTTGCAAGGCGCGTGTTTGTTTTTACGCTCATTACAGCTGCACTGCGCAAAATCAGGGAGTATATGTGGTCGGCGATCCAGACAAACACCGATGCAATGGCGGCGGTTGCCAAGCTTAAAGGTGCGCTGCGTACACTGGCCCAGCCGATTGTAAACATCGTTATCCCGGCGTTTACGCTACTCGCAAATGTGCTTACAACGGTGGTAAATACAGCTGCTCGGCTGCTATCTGCACTGTTTGGAAACACTCTTGCATCTTCTCAGAAAGCGGCTGAAAGCCTTTATGACCAGCAGAAAGCGATTGATGGTGTTGGTTCTGCCGCAAAGAAAGCCAGTAAATATTTGGCACCTTTCGATGAGCTGAACACAATGAACGGAGATTCCGATAGCTCGGGAGGGGCAAGTGCAAGCGGTGGAATCGCACCGGATTTCACAAGCACAGTCAGCAGCGGATTGGCTGCCGTTGCAACCTTGTTTACCGGAATTGCCCTTCTTGCATTGGGCGCAGTGTTGACTTTTTCTGGCGCAAATATACCGATTGGCATTGCTCTGATGGTTGCTGGTGCGTTGGCGGTATATGGTGCCGCCTCCGAAAATTGGGGTCTTATTGCAGAAACTTTGCAAGGATCACTTGCGGTTATAGTGACTATTGTAGCCGGAGCTTTGCTTGCTCTTGGCATAATCCTTGTTATGACAAGCGCAAACATCCCGCTTGGAATTGGCATGATTATAGCTGGCGCTGCATCTTTGGCCGCCGTTGTTGCCGTCAACTGGGATACCATAACAAGGTTTATAAGTGACAACATAGATGTAATTGCCGGTATTGTTGGAGCCGCCTTCCTTGTACTTGGCGCCATACTTGCTCTTTCAAGCGCAAATATTCCGCTCGGAGTAGGATTGCTTTTGGTTGGTGCTGCATCTTTGGCGGCATCTGCAACCATTAATTGGGAAGCAATCCAAAACGCAATGAAAGGGCCTATTGGCGCAGTAACTGCAATTTTGAGCGGCGCGTTGCTTGTGCTTGGCGGCGCATTGCTGTTTACTTTTGCAAATGTCCCTCTTGGGCTTGGGCTTATGGCTGCTGGAGCGGTTGGGCTTGCGACGGCGATTGTTCCAAATTGGGACAGTATTACGAAGGCGCTGCAAGGGCCGCTCGGCAAAACTCTTGCTATGATCGGCGGTTTTCTTGTTGTACTCGGGATTATTCTTATTTTTACGGGCGTAGGAATACCCTTGGGCATCGGGATGTTGCTTGCCGGTGGCGTTAGTTTGGCGGCGGCAATCGCGCCCAATTGGAATTTCATCATAGACAAAATCAAGTACGTTTGGCAAAAAATCAAAGAATTCTGGAACTCTTATATCGCCCCTGTATTCACTGCGGCCTGGTGGCAGAACCTCGGGAAAAACATCATGAACGGTTTGATCTCGGGTATTGAACGGGGCATAAACTGGGTGCTGGGCGGCGTAAGCGATATGGTAAATGGCATCACGGGTATCTTGAACAAGATTCCCGGTGTGAACATTGGACGGGTTAATTGGGGAAATGTCCACATTCCTCGCCTGGCCCAGGGCGCGGTGATCCCAGCAAACCGGGAATTTTTGGCCGTTTTGGGCGACCAGAAGCGCGGCACAAACATCGAGGCACCCGCCGATTTGATCCGCCAGATTGTCCGGGAGGAAGTCAAAAACAGCGGCGGCGTAGGAAATCATATCACAATCGTGCTGGACAGCGTTAACGGGAAGAAAATATTTGACACTGTTGTGAAGGAAAACAATGCCGTGGTGCGTGCCACCGGCGCAAGCCCGCTGGTGGTGTAAGGAGCAGTAATGGATGTATTGAAAGTTACCAAAAATGCCGGGACGGTCGTTGTTCTGCCTGCTCCCGCCGAGATAAAATGGAGCATTTCTGACCTGGACGGCGACGGCAGCGGGAGGAACCAAAACGGGGACCTGTTCCGGGACCGCGTGGCGGTAAAGCGAAAGATCGAGTGCTCCTGGCTCCCAATGAGTGCCGCAAAAATGGCAACGCTTTTGTCAGCCGTCAGCGATCCGTTTTTCAAGCTTACATACCCAGATGCGCTTACGGGGACAAATAGAACGATCACCTGCTATGTTGGTGATCGTTCTGCGCCCATTTTGCGCCCGGAGGCGGATGGAACATGGTTATGGGGCGAAATGTCCATGAATTTCATCGAGAGGTGAGCCATGCATACTGTAACAGACGCATTTAACGCCGCGTGTTCTGCGCCGGGGCGGGAGATCACAAGCAAAATACTGTTTAACGGCACGACAGAGCTGGCCGCCTCCGAGGTGCAGGAAATCAGCATAACAGAGCAGTTCGGCTCCTCGGACGGCGTGACCATCGGTGCGGCGTTTTCTTCCAGTTGCAAGGTGACGATGTACAAGCAGGACAATCTCCCGCTGAACGGTGCATTTTTTATTCCATCTGTTGGAATCATGGTGGGCGGCAAAGCCCAGTATGTCCAAAAGGGCAAATATTACATCCCCACGGACGGCGTAGAAGAAAGCGGGAAGTTGTGGGTAACTATCACCGGATATGACCGCATGGCCAGTCTGACGGATGATTATGTGCCTACCATTGATTTCCCCGCCACTCCTGTGCAGATTCTCACAGATGTATGTACGCAAGGAAATGTCACTGCGCCCTCGGTAGCTTTGCCGGATATTCAAATTTCTGCACCCTACACAGGGTCACTGCGTCAGCAGCTCGGATGGTTGGCGGGGCTGATCGGATGCAATGCGAAATTTGATTCCGACGGCGAACTAAAATTCTGCTGGTACTCTGATAGTATTTCTGTTGGGCCGGAGGTGCAGTATCAGGGAGGACTTAGCAAATCCGCAGATTCCCCGTTTACCATACAAAGCCTTGTCACGGGAACGGAAGAAAACCCCATCACGGTCGGGACGGGTGTTGGAATTTCGGCTACAAACCCGTATATTACCGAAGCTGTGGCGGCTACTGTTTTTGAGAAAATTGGAAACAAGGCAATGATGCCGTGTAAGGTGCAATGGCGGGGAGACCCCTCTACGGAAGCAGGGGACATATTGCACGTTACAGATGTGACCGGACCAGCCAGCACATTCCCCGTTTACATTATGGAACAGGAACTGCGTATAAAGGGCGGAATGGTGGCGAATACGACCTGCTATGCGCCGCAGGACAAGCAGTATGTCGTGGAAAGCCCCATTATACAGCAAGTGAAGCGGGAATATTCCGGCCTTGCCAAAGCCATGCAGGATGCCACAGAAAGAATTATAGGCGCGAAAGGCGGATACTGGGAAATCACGCTGGATGATGATGGATTCCCCACCGGGTGGATGGTTCGAGACACGCCCACTATGGAAGATAATACAAGGCTGTGGATTATGAACATCAACGGCCTGGGGTATTCCAAAGACGGCGGGAAAACCATTTCTGGCGTTGCGCTTACGATGGACGGCGAAGTAAACGCAGACACAATTACGGCTGGGCAAATGTCCGCAGAGCGTGTAACGATCAATGGGCAAACGCTTTCTGATTTCATTGATGCAAGCATTGATGAAGATGGACACCCTGTACTTCGCATTGGATCCTCTGCATCGGAGATTGTTTTGAAGGAATACAACGACAAGATTGGGTTTTATGACGCAAGCGGCACACTGTTAGCGTACTGGAATAACAACAGCTTTGAACTGGTAGAGCTATCGAAGTTCCGCCTCGGTCCGATGTCTATCGTTGTGCAGCCGAATCAATCCATAAGTTTCGTGGGGGTGACGTGATGCCGAGTATCTACGGAAGCAAATCTAAGGGATGGCAGCTACGCCTTGACTATACAGTCAAGAGCCAGAGCATCGAAAATAACACCAGTGCGCTTGATTTAACCTTGTATGTGTATGACGGTACCGGGTACTCACAAAATGAGTCTGCGAACGAAGCGTATTACATTCTGCAAGGTACAAAAACTTGGAATCCGTACAATTATCCATCTACCGGTTGGTATAAACTGGGCGTAAAGTCTATCACTGTCACACATAGTGGCGACGGAACCGGGAAAGTCACGCTTTCCGGCGAATGGGACTGCGGCTTTGATTCGGCCTACACACCAAGGCATTTGACCGTCTCCGGTAGCGTTACACTACCAACAATTCCAAGAGCATCTTCCGTGTCTGCCACAAATGGCACAATGGGCGGTAATGTAGCAATTACCATCACACGGAAAAATTCCGCCTTTACACATAAGTTGTCCTATAACGCCGGAAGCGGGTATGTCTCTATTGCAACTGGTGTAGCCACATCTTACACGTGGGCAAGCCCTGACAGCATGATAGATGCTACCACGAATGCTTCTTCCCGCACGGTGACGATAAAATGCGAGACCTACAACGGAAGCAGCAAGATAGGTGAAAGCACGACAACCTGTGTCCTCACTGTGCCGGAATCCCTCGTTCCATCTTTAAGCGTGGTGCTTTCCGATGCCGCTGGGTATCAGCCGACATATGGATGGGTACAAAACAAGAGCCAGCTAAAAGCCGTTGCCACAACTGGCGGAGTAAGGGGAAGTACCATTGTAGGTACTGTCATGAAAATTGGCAATGAAAATGCCAATCTGAATACAGGGAATCTGCTTACAAAAAGCGGCTCTGTTGTGGTGACGGTAACTACGACAGATTCTCGTGGCAGAAACAAGACGGTTACAAACACTATTACTGTACAGCAGTATGCTGGACCGTCTATTGCAAATCTCACATACGCAAGAGGTTCCTATACAGGCGGCGTGTGGACAGAAAACAATACCGGCGCAGACATTAAGGTGATGTTTGATCTCACCATTTCTCTGAGTAATAACACCGCCAGCATCTCTTTGAAGATCGATGATGAGAATAGGCAAACCCTTTCTGCGCAAAGCTCCGGCTCAAAGGTTGTTTACATCGCCGGTGTCGGAACAGATACGACCAGAAAACTGACGGTAGTCGCCACGGACGCTTTTTCAAGCAGTTTTACCAAAGAAATGGATGTGGCGACAGTTGAAGTCCCGTTAAATATCAACTTCAACTTGCCGGGAGCGTGTTTTGGCGGGGTAGCAGAAAAAGGGAAAACGGTGCAATTCAAGTGGCCTATCTACGCCGAAAATACCGTGGAGCTGAACGGGGAATTGATTTTATCTGATTCCGCAGCGGGAAAACTTCGGCAAGCGATGGGCATCCAAGACTACATCATTGAGCAAGGCGTAAGTGGCAACTGGACGTACTACAAGTACGCCTCCGGTTATGCAGACTTGTGGTGGCGTGGTACAGTGACGCCCACCAGCTACACTACATTTGGCAGCGCCGCATACACAAATACGATTTCCCTGTCAATGCCCTTCGGGGTGACGGGGAACGTGGTAATCACCGGCAGTGCGTCTGATCTGCACACAATCTGCAATACGGATTGGAGCTATGCTTCAAAAACCTTGTCCTTCCGCATGGCCCGTGGTGCATCAATGACACCAACAAATGAAACCGTATCGCTGCGGGTGACTGGCAAGTGGAAAGCATAAAACATATAAGGAGATACCGCATGACAGAAACTATCATTGTTGCACTTATCACCGGCGGCCTGTCGCTGCTGGGGGTAATCATCACCAGCAACAAGACCACCCGTGATGTGCAGGCCAAGCTGGACACGCAGCAGGCCGTCACCGACACCAAACTGGATGAGCTGACCCGTGAGGTACGGGAGCACAATAACTTCGCCCGCCGGGTCCCGGTGATGGAGGAGCAGATCAAGGTAATCAACCACCGGCTGGCCGATCTGGAGCAGACGGCCAACCACTGAGCATCGCAAATCTAAAGTATGAGGAGGGATACCCATGTATCGAGGTACAACGCCCACGCTGACATTCCGCCTGCCCATCGACACGGGGAGCATCACGGTGCTGTCCGTTGCCGTGGCCCAGGCCGGACAGGTTAAAATCGAAAAAGCATTGTCGGATGTACAGCTGGACGGGAATGTTGTCTCATGCACACTGACGGAGGCCGAGACCCTGTCGCTTACTGCCGGGAGAGGCATTGACGCAAAGATACAGCTCCGGGTGGGCGTAGGCGGTCAGCGCATGGCATCCCAGGTATTCACGGTGCCGGTGGAGCGTATCTTGCGGGATGGTGCGCTATGATCGAGTTTGACGTAACTTTTTCTCCCGGCGCTGACCTGGAGGTCAACATGGGGCAGGTGATGGAGGTGCTTGCTACCGAGGAGCGGACGGTGGAGCTGTCTATGCCCTCCGGCAATCAGGTCATCCTGCCCACCAGCAGCAAAGGAATGCGTAAGGTGACGATTCAAAAACCGGACACTATGCTGCCTGAGAACATCAAGAAGGACGTGGTGATCGGCGGCGTGACCGGTGGCCTTGAGGCACCACCGACAGGCCCTTATATAGCGTATACGTCCCTCGACAGTTCTGGTAGAGTGTTTACTGCTAAATTTCGAGGAACCATTGTTCCAGAGTATGCATTCGCTTATTTGGCGGAATTGATATCAGTAGATATGCCAGACAATGTAATTGCAATTGGTGATAATGGTTTTTATCGCTGCCCAAAGCTCCAATTAACAAGTCTCCCACCCGGAATTACCTCACTCGGAGATTATGCATTCTCTGATTGTTCAAAGCTAGCGTTAACAAGCCTCCCTTCTGGAATCACCTCAATTGGAGACCAGGCATTTAGGGATTGCTTTAGTCTTGCATTGACAGGTCTTCCTTCTAGAATTACCTCAATCGGAGATTACACATTTAGGAATTGTTCAAAGATGGCACTAACAAGTCTCCCTTCTGGGATTACATCAATCGGAGATTTTGCGTTTCTCAATTGTTATCAATTATCATTGACGACCCTGCTTTCTGGAATTACCTCAATCGGACAGTATGCATTCAACAATTGCCCAAGGCTCGCATTGACGGCCCTACCCTCTGGAATTACCTCATTACCAACAGCCGCATTTCAGTACTGCCCAAAATTAGCATTGACAGCCTTACCCTCTGGACTTACCTCAATTGGAGCTTATGCATTTAAGCAGGGTACAGGTCTCGCATCAATAACCCTTCCCCCCGCACTCACTACAATCGGAGATTTTGCGTTTGCCAATTGTACTGGATTAGAAACGGTTAGATTTACGAGCACGGTATCCTCAATCCCAAATGGAGTATTTTCCGGGTGCCCAAAACTGTCTACCATTTATGTTCCGTGGTCGCAGGGGCAAGTAGCAAATGCTCCTTGGGGTGCGAGCAATGCCACCATCATTTACGATTATACTGGGGAGTAAACAAAGACTTATCAACATTTTTTGTGTGCCCGATTCGGGCACGGAAAGGAGAAATTATGGAAACTTTTGGCATCGCAAGCGTGGCAGTCATCACCGTCATCACCTACCTCGTGGGGCTGGTGGGCAAGGCCAGCAGCATGAACGACAAGTGGATCCCCATCCTGTGCGGGGTCTGCGGCGGTCTGCTGGGGGCTGTCAGCTACTATCTGGCACCCATCCCGGACTTCCCAGCGGGCGACCCCATCACCGCCATTGCCGTGGGTATCGTCAGCGGTCTGGCGGCCACCGGCATCAATCAGGCTGTCAAGCAGCTGAGCAAGGGGGAGTGAGATATGGGTAAGCGCATCACTGCCGCATATCCAATCGCCAAGGTGGGCGGTATCCCCATCAACACCAGCATCCCGGCCAGCAAGGAGACCTATGACCGGCTGGGCGGGCGGGACGTGGCCTTTGTGGTGCTGCACTACACGGGCAACGTTAGTGACACCGCCGAGGCCAACTGCAAGTATTTCGCAGGCGGCGACCGGGAGGCCAGCGCACACTACTTCGTGGATGAGGACAGCATTTACCAGTCCGTACCGGCCTGTGACCGGGCGTGGGCGGTAGGCTCTGCCCATCCGGTACATCCCCTCTGCCGCAACACCAACAGTATCTCGATCGAGATGTGCTGTTCCGGGAACTACCATGTTTCCGAGCGCACCAAGGCCAACGCTGCGGCACTGACGGCGGAGCTGTGCAAGCTGCTGGGCATCTCCGGCGTGGACACCTACGTCCTGCGGCACTGGGATGTGACCGGGAAGTCCTGTCCCCGGCAAATGGCAGGGAAGAACAATGCGGAGTGGGAGGCGTTCAAGGCCAGCGTCAAGGCGCTGCTGAACGAGCAGCCAAAGCCCGCACCCGCACCGACGACGAAGGAGGAGACGATCAACATGGAACTGCGTATGCTGCGCCGTGGCATGGAGGGCAACGATGTCCGGGCCGCCATGCTGCTGATGAAGGACAAGGGCTATTACCCGTATGAAATTTGGAGCGGTGACAAGCTCTTTGGCCCCAAGATGGAGGCCGGTCTGCGGGAGATGCAGGCAGACCACAACCTCGGCGTGGACGGCATCATCGGCAATGCCAGCTGGAATTTCCTGCTGAAATAAAGGATAAAATAAATCCACTGGAGGGCGCAGAGGACACCGCTACGCCGGCCTCACGCCCGTGCTAAACATCCGCACCTCCACGGCACACCGTGGGAAATGATAGATCAGCACAAAAGGATCCGCAAAAAACTATCCACTATGGCACCATTCCGCGCCACAGAAACAATCCGTGCGGTAGGGCTACCGGAAGACGAGGAAACCTGTGTAATTGACGTGGACGTTTTTGGCCGCACCTGCGTACAGACGGCGGCAAAACTACATATCAGCGTAGATGGATTTTACAAATTGCGCCGCCGCGCATACCAAAAACTGGCGGATGCATTCGATTCCTAAAAGTAGCCGCGCCCTTTTTGGGTGCGGCTATTTTTCGTTTTTGCACACAATTGGTGTACACTGTAACTACATTATTGCAGAATCAAGGCAGAATCCGGGCAGTTTATTTGCCCGGATTTCTTTTATTATAGAGGCAAGGAGGCGGGAATATGTACGAGCGCTTAATCAAATGCGGGTTTACCGCGCAAATGGCGCAGGATATTTGCATTCTGTACGCAGACGATCCCCAGGGGCTTTTAGCGTATGTGGAAATTGCTGAAAGCCTATATAGGGGTTGCAATCATGTATAAATATTTTAACCCAAATCCCTGCGGGAAAAACGTGTCCGATTGCACTGTCCGTGCGATCTGTAAGGCCACGGGAAAGGATTGGGGCGAGGTTTATCTCCGGCTGTGCATGCGTGGCTACTTGGACGGCGATTTACCCAATGCAAACGCCTGTTGGGGCGCATATCTGCGGTCCTTAGGCTACCGGAGATACATCATACCGGACACTTGCCCGGACTGTTACACGGTCGGCAGGTTTGCCGATGAGCACCCGCGCGGGACATATATTCTCGCCCTCTCTGGGCATGTAGTGTGCGTTCAGGACGGGATCATCTATGACAGCTGGAACAGCGAGAACGAAATCCCGCTTTATTTCTGGGACAAAGAAACGGAGGAATGAACATGGCATATCCCTATTTCAACCCCTATTATCCGCAGCCGATGCCGGACAACCTCATGCAGATGCGGCAGATGCAGCAGCCACAGATGCAGCCCATGCAGCAGCCTATGTCGCAGCCAGGGCAACAGAACCCCATCGCGCAAGGCGGCGTACAGTGGGTAAGCGGAGAGCAGGAGGCAAGAGGTTATCTCATCGCGCCCAACTCTGCCGTAGCGCTGTGGGATTCCACCGCCCCCACCGTTTACCTCAAGCAGGCAGACGCAAGCGGGAAACCGACGCTCAAGATTTATGACCTCGTAGAACGCACAGAAACGGCCCCTAACGCGCCGCAAAAGCCGGGCGTGGAATTTGTCACCCGCAAGGAGTTTGACGCGCTGGCGGCGCTTGTGGGCGAATTGAAGGGCAAGAAGAAGCGCAAGGAGGACGATGACGATGAATAATCCCTTTTTCGGAGCGCTCGGCGGCGGCAACGGCTTTATGCAGATGTTGCAGCAGTTCCAACAGTTTAGGGCGAATTTTCAGGGTAACCCAAAAGCGGAGGTCGACAAGCTTTTGCAATCTGGGGCTATGAGCCAGCAAGAGTTAAACCAACTTCAATCTATGGCAAAACAGTTCGAGCATTTATTCCATTGATCTTATCGTGGCCACGATTTGATAAATAAAATTTATGAAAGGGGAGATAATATGTCTCTTTCCGACGGTGCTCCCATGATGACTATGCCGGTCGCGCCCGCGAACAGCTACGGCGGTGGCATGGGTATGTGGGGCGAAAACTGGATCTGGATTATCGTTCTTTTCCTCTTCGGCTGGGGCCGCAACGGCTGGGGCAACAACGCTGGCAATTCCGGCGGTGTCGTAGACGGCTACGTGCTGACCTCTGATTTTGCCAATGTCGAGCGCAAGATCGACAGCGTAAATCAGGGCCTTTGCGACGGATTTTACCAGCAGGCGCAGCTTGTCAACGGCACCAACATGGCGATGGCAAACGGCTTTGCACAGGCCGAGCTGTCCCGTAGCAACCAGCAAGCGGCGCTGATGCAGCAGCTCAACGCCATGCAGATGCAGGCCGCAAATTGCTGCTGCGAGAATCGCGCGGCTATCGCGCAGGTGCGCTATGACATGGCGGCGCAGGCGTGCGACACGCGCAACACCGTGCAGAACGCGACCCGCGACATCATCGACAACGCTAACAGCAACAGCCGCGCAATCCTCGACTTCCTGACGCAGAGCAAGCTCTCTGACCTCCAGGCCGAGAACCAGGGCTTGAAGCTGGCGGCAAGCCAGGCGGCGCAGAACAGTTATCTGGTGTCTCAGCTCCGGCCTTCTCCCATTCCGGCCTACACGGTGCAGAACCCCTATTGCTGCAACCAGTTTGCCTGTTGTGGCTGCTGACAACTGCATAGCGTAGCTTTTCCCTATGTTGGGAAATGGTCGGCCCCGTGCCGATACTAAACAAAAGCGGCGGGGCAATAGCCCTGCCGCTGTATTTTATGAAAGGACTGAAATTATGGCTGAATATGTAAATCCCGGAATCGTGACCGTCCCTGCTGGCCAGAATGTTCCGATGGTCTCCACGGCGGCTTGCGGCAAGCCCTGCATCGTCCACCGCGAGGGCAGTGGACTTGTCACCCTGCGCGGATTGACGCAGCAGTGTAAGGCGCGCTTTAAGGTGAGCTTTGGCGCGAACATCGCCGTCCCCACTGGCGGCACGGTAGGCGCGATCACCACGGCGCTTGCCGTCAACGGCGAAGCACTCAACGGAGCAACGGCGACCGTCACCCCGGCTGCGGTGGAAAACTATTTTAACGTCTACGTCAGCACCATTGTGGAAGTGCCGCGTGGTTGCTGCGTGACCGTTGCAGCAAAGAACACCAGCGCGGAGGCGGTCAGCTTTGCCAATAGCAACCTGACCATCGACCGTGTGAGCTGAGAAAGGAGAACACAATGGGTATGAAATCTATGTATGAACTGCGGGATATGCTCTGCAAGGAGCTGGACGAACTGGCCCGAAAAGGCGAATTGGGTGCGGGTGACCTGGAAATTGCCCACAAACTGACAGCAACCATCAAGAACATCGATAAGATCGAGATGATGGAAGACGGCGGCTATTCCCGCGATGAAGACTATTCTCGCCGCTATTCCCGCGACGGAGACTGGCAGTCGGGCATGCGCGGCGCTTATGACCGTGATATGTCCAATGCGAGACGCGGCACGCATTATGTGCGCGGCCACTATTCCCGTGATGGTGGCATCGACAACATGAAACGCCAGTTGCAGGAAATGCTGGACAACGCCGACGACGAAAGCATCCGCAGAGCCATCCAGCGCTGCATGGACACGATCGAGGACTAAAGGGGGGGCACCCCTATGGTCGATGAGAATGAGGTCAAGCGCTGGATAGCTCGCCTTGAAACAGAAGAATCGAGCTGGACAAACTATGAGAAACTGGCGGCGCTCTACATTATCCGTAACGAGCACGGCGGGGAGCAACTGCAGGCGAAAGCGCCCCCAATGCTGTATTCTGCAGAGCCTGCGCCGGCCAAGAGAATAAAACCCTCCGGCAGTGAATTTTTGAAAGCGGTCGGGAATGTAGCGCAGGATAGGGCGTGGGAAGTTATGGACGAGCTTATGGACACACTAAAAATCGTCAATGAGAAAGCTTATAACAGCGTCCTAAAAAAACTAACCTAA